ACGAATTTTGCCATGGGAGATTGCCCTTTCCTTATTGAGCGTAAACCTGGACGACAAACTCTGCCGCCAGGTAAGTCACATCACCGATCACCAGTGATGTGTAGTTCCGCATCTCTGTGACACGGAGATCTGATATTGCGCCATTCAAGTCACGGTCTGACTCAATGGCTGCCTTGATGCTGCTGGCCCCAGTTGTGGCGCAGTATGCGTCAAGCTTTGACTGTGCGCTGCGTTCATCAACGCGCCCAACAATTGCCAGCACAGTGAACTCAAGAGTGTCCAGGCCTCGACCATAGGCAGTGTCAAACGAGATGGACTCCGGCTTGACCACGGCAATCGGCGGATTGATTACGTCAGGAATCCACGCGCTCGTGCGCAGCCCTGAGATCGTCGCCAGGTTAGTGGCAATGCCTGAGCGAATAGCGGCAATGTCAGCCATTAGGACACGCCTCGGTATCGGACATAGGGTGCAACCAGTTGTGCAACGTCGCCATCAAGTTGGCGGCTGGTGACGCGCAGCGCGCCGAGTTCACCGAACGTCACACCAAGGGGAGACTCAAGTCGCTTGAAGATACGCGCAGCCTGGATCACCGCAGCCTGTGTGATGACGCTGGGCACGCTAGGCCAGCCCCAGGTGGCGGTGACTTTGACGCCGACTTCACCCACCAGGCCAGGCCATAGGTAATCACCGATGGCGCGCACTCTGGTGTAGGGCCACGTCAGTCCCTCGCTCTTGCCGTTCAACGGCTCTACTTGGTAATCGTCTGTACCCCAGGTGACTTCCCATTGCGGTGGGTCATAGTCGCTGGTTTGAATAATCAGGCCGCTAGTCGTGGCGATGTCATCAACTTGCAGCACCATGGCGTCATCCGTGGCGAAGTAGCGCACCTCGGTGACCGTGCCAAATGAGCGTCCACAGTAGCCGTCAATGAGCTCTGACGCTGCGGAACCAGCCATGGAAATCAAGGAATCGTCCACGGAGTCCGTGATGCGCAGCGCGGCTTTGATCTGCGCGGTGCTGGCGTACAGAGTCATCTGGTGTCCAATCTTTCAACAGGTCGCGCACGGCCTGGCGCACTTCCTCTTGGCTTGCCTTGCGGCGCGTGAGTTGATCTAGGGTTATGTCGAGGGCTGCGAGCATCGTCTTGTCATCCATTGATGGTCAGCCCCTCTGTGTCATAGCGGTGACCTTCCAGGCGCGGTGTCACCCAGGGATTCAGTGAGTGAACGCCAACACCAAGGCTGCGGATCTTGTCTGCCATTGCTTCAAGGCAGCGCGTCCAGATGCCAAAGTGCAGATGCCCGTCAGGGTCGGGGTAACCGTCAATGCGTGAGCGCCCGTTGAACTCGCCGCAGTCAGCGCCCACCAGCATGATGTGTGCCGCGCCCATGTAGACCGCCAGATGCATTGCCATGTGCAGCGATGTGGGGCCAACGACCAGGCGGTCATCGTCCGTAGGCCAATGGTCAAACGGATTGAACCTGGCGTAGTGCTGGTCAGTCGTCGGCACAAACACCACGTTGGGTGACGTTGCCCTGTTCGGGCTCCGATCCTCAGCAGGTACTTGCTCAACTGTTGGCGTGAACACCAGGCAGTCAGGGCGCATCTCGGCGATGCGGTCTGCGTCAATGTGGTGATGTGTCACCGAATAAGGGTCACACTCAGGGCGCATGACGCCTGAGAAGTTTGTGCCAATGACGATCTTGTCAGCGAAGAATCCAGGCGCGGTGTGTTGCAACGTAGCGCCAGAGCCAAGCACCCAGATGGTCTGGCCTTCATGCACGTTCCAGAAGTCAGCTAATCCCATGAGTTGCGCCTGCGGATAGCCAGGGACCAGCGACCCTCACTCGTGGGATTGTGTTGCTGCTTGAGTTGGTAATACTCAGCATTGGCCTGAAAGGTCTGTTGGTTTTTCTCGCGGTAACCGTGACTCAGGGTGCTTGAGTTGTCGTGATGCACAGGCACATCGCTCAGCACCACAGGAACGCCAGCCGCGCGGCATCGAGTCTGGTAGTCGTTGTCCTCAAAGTAAGCAGGGTGCAACGACTCGTCAAACAGTCCAACCGTCTGCACGACTTCTTCGCCGATAGCAAAGGCACACCATGGGGGAGCGCCAGCCGACAGCGTGAGGAACGCGCGCGATGCGTAAGTGTGGAACAGATGCAGTGAGCCAGCAGGCCAGATCACATCAAAGTTGGCAATCAGCCAGTAGTCAGCAAACGGCGCACACTTGATGCCCAAGTTCCACGACCCAGCAACACCCATGTTGGCAGGCATCGGCAGCAGGCTGAACCTGTCCACCTTGTCCTGCCAGGGAACTTGTGCAGGGTCCACGCAGCGCCCGTTGTCAATGACAATCAGGTGCGCCACGGGAAAGTCAATGCTGCCCACCATGCGGTACAGCAAGTGCGGTGCAGTCAGCACAGGGACAACCATGGCTGGAATCACAGCGCCGCCAAGATAGGCCGCCAATACTTTGCGTAAACCGTGTCAGCGTCGTACTCAAGTGCGAACTCGCGCGCCTTGGCTGACCTGCCGTGACCGCGTTGGTAGGCGTTCTCAAGTGCCTCAATGATTGACGGAATGGCAGGGGTAACCCACCAGGCTTTTTGTGCTGCGTCCCACACAGGCTGACCCTCTACTAGCCAGCCATCGCCGACGAGCTCAGGCTGTGCCGTTGCGTTGGAGACAATCACCGGAGTTCCCACGCTCTGGGCCTCAACCGCTGGGATGCCAAAGCCTTCACCGAGTGAGGCTTGCAACAGGACATCCATGCCTGTGTAGATCGCAGCCATGGCCTGATTCGGGATGCCCAGGCGGTGCATGTATTGATCCACAAACACAATGCGCTTGGAGTCAATGCCGCAAGCCTTGGCAAGGTAATGCAAGTCAATGCCGCCCATTGCACCTTTTGCTTCAGTGTGGACGTAGAGCACAGCGTCCTTGCGCTGTTGGCTCCACATGGCAAAGGCCAAAAACATCTCCGGCAGCGCCTTGCGGTTCAGTCCGTGCTGACCGCCTTTATTCGCTGAGTTGATGCCGACCACAAATGCGTCATTGGGAACGCCCATGAACTCACGCGCCTCGACCATGCCGCTGGCAAGTTCGATCTTGTCGGTTGCCTGGAACAGGTTAGTGTCAATAGCGTGCGGCGCGTAGTAGCACTCAACGCTGACATCCTGCAACAACTTTTCACCAAAGCGAGACATGGCGATTGGCGTCACGTTGTCACGCTTGCACCACTCCACAACGTCAGGCGGTGCAGGCTGGTGGTCAATGGGGACCCATGATGCGATGTTTTCCACCATGTCCCACTGCTTGCCCTTGAACACCCACACGTCAAATAGGGTGATCAGCAAAGGGTCCAAGTCAGGGTGCTCATGCTGCCACGCAGCCATGTGCGCTGGCGTTACATCGTTGGAGTAAAGATCAAAGCCGCGAGGAAAGTGCTTCATGCCTTGGAACTCTTGGACAGTTCCTTCAAGGCCATAGTTGCTGGCAAGGGCTACGGCATGACCGTCAGCCTTCATGCGTGACGTAACTTGCGCCGTCTGCGTGCCGTAACCAGTCGTGGCCCATGGGCTATTACTTGCCCACAAGACTGCCTTAGGTTTGCCAGCACTTGCGCGTCGTGCAGGGTTGCCAGATCGCTTGGCATTTTTCATGTCGCAGGCTTTCGGTTCGCAGGGGTAAAGACCTGAGAAGGGGCCGCGTCCTGCGCGCCGCGACCCCTCCTCAGGGGTTAGATCATCGGACTAGGAAGCGTTGCCGATGAGGTATTTCACATGGCTGGATTGGGGCAGGCCCGAATCCACCCTGTAGGTGCAACGGAACGTGACCAAATCGCTTGAGAACGCGAAGTCGTCGGAACGATCCAAACGGATTCCGCCAACTTGACGAACCATGAAACTTGGCAAATGTCCTGCGATGAGCGATTTTGCTGACAGAGCTGGGTCTGCCATTGCAGGGTTCTCAATCAACGGGAAGCCAAGCACGCGGTCTGGCGTTCCTTCTGCAAGAGACGGCTGAAAAACGAAGTTCCCAGCTCCATCTTGCAATTTCCGCAGCGAAGCAATGGCCTTGCCATTACCCATCACGGCGAAGCCAGGGAGACGACGAGCAGCAGCGTCAGCGGAGTAGACCAGGTCCACAACGTTCTCAAACGTTGCAACGCCAGCAACGCCTGTTCCAGTCGTGATGCCCGATCCAGCCGAGGTGACGATGCCAGTCGGCTCAACCGTGCCAGTGCCCGTGGTAAGCGCGGTGTTCACCGCGTAACCGAGAGCCTGACCAACGTTGGTTCCGAGGTAGCTCAAGATGTCCACGCCAGCGTCCTCGATCATTTCACGAGAAACCTGGGTCAGGAACGAATACTTGAACGCACCCAAGGTGAGGAACGCTTGGAAGGTGGGATCGCTCTCACCAATAGCGGAAGCCTCAGAGGTCACCGAACCAGTGCTGTAAGCATTGGTGCGCGGAATCTGAAGGTTTTCTCCACCAGCGGTGTTGATGATCGTTGCAACTTCCAGCATGGGGCCGGTGTAGCGAGCGAGCTCCATGATGCGGTCGTAGAACGACGTGGGAACAGGTGCGCCAGTGCTGGACTTGGTTACGTCGCGCTTCTCAAAGTTGAGCGAGCGAACTTCACCACGAGCAAGCGAACGAAGCATTTCGGCATCGGTCTGCACGGGAGCAACAGTGGAAACCGCACGCGCTTCCGCGTGGGCAGCAGTAGCCTCAGCCACTTCACGCTCACGCATTTCAAGTGAGCGCATGTCATCAATGATCGCCTTGCGGCGATCCATGTCTGCGAACGCGCGGTCTACTGACTCACGCTCCGCAGCGTCGAGTGAACGGCTTTCAGCAGCAGCGCGGTCAAGGATTTCCTTAGCCGCCTCATATGCCTTGGCGCGTTCCTCAATCTGGGTCTTGACGTAATCCGTCATTAGTTCTCCTAGATAGTGGAAGGTTGTACGCAGGGGGACAATGGGATGCGGCTCCGCAATCCCGACCGTCAGCGCGGCTCCGCTACTGACGAAACTTTTCAGATGGCCTTAGCCAGCAACTCCAACTTGTCACGCAGCACGTTGATTAGTTCTGCGTTGTCTTGCTGTGGCTCGTCGGCCTTGACGCGCTGACGCTCGACTACATCAACCAGCAGCGCTGCTTGGTCATCGTTGAGTTCGTTGCCAGACTCAAGCGCAGTAAGCGCATCAGCCAGGGCATCAGCGTCAGTCTGTGTGCGCTGGGCAAGGATCTGCGCCTTGCGGATAGTTGCGCTGGTCGCCTCGTATGCAGGGAAGCCAGTAACCACCGAAACCTCGTGCAGGCGGATCTCATTGAGGAAACGTCGCTGACCGTCTTGGCTCCACTCGTCGCCGCCGCGAGGAACAGAGAAACCAAAACTCATTGAGTCCACCACTTTGGAACGAAGAAGTACCGCCAAATCCCTTGCATAAGTAGTGTCAGGGAGATCAGCCTCAGCACGCAGGCCGCGTCCATCTTCCGAAAGGCGCAGCGTGCCTGAGCGAGTTGAAGCAAGCACCATGGTGTCGTCGTGGTTCACAAACATCTTGACGTTGTTGCGCGCGCCAAGTGTGCGCTGGAAAGCGCCAGGGCGGATCTGCTCGACGAAGGGGAGCGGCTCAGAGTCGGAATTGAACACAGCCGCATAGCCTGAGAACACAGCGCCGTTGCCAGCCTCGCGCACTTCCAGGTCTTGCACCTGCATTTCGCGGATTTCAACCTTGGTCATGTTTTGCCTTT